ACTCTCGTCAATGATGACTTGGCTCTGTCGCTGAGAAAACTGCGTGCCGCTGCCGTAGGGCTGGAACTCGTTGCCCTCACCTGTGTCGACAATGCAGTCGCCAGTGATGATGACGAAGCGACCTGCGTCGTGAGCCATGAGCGCTCCGCGACGACCAGTGCTGGCGTTGGATGCAAAGTCGAGGTGGATGGACTCGACGGTGATAGTTCCCGCACTGGCGTCAATCGCCATCAGGCGCAAACGCTCAGGTGCCTTGTTCGTGGGCTTTCCTGTCGTCTGGCTGTAAGCCAATGGGTTGACCAAGATGTTGTACGGCACCTTTGGGATTGAAACATCCGAAGAAGAGGAGGCGGAGTAGACAGTGACTTTGTACGAGCCACCACTGTAAGGGCTGGCTGTGAAGTCCATCGACGTCAGCCCGCTCTGACCGCTCAGTTCATCGACCAGTGTCTGCGCAGCCGTCGCTCCAATGTTGATGCTCGAAGTAGCGCTCGTTGATGCCGAGATTGACGGCGAGGTGGTGATGGTCGTAATCGGGCTAACGGGCTCTTCAAACCGCCACAGGCCAAGCGTGTTGTCGCTCTTGACTGGGGCATACTGCTGATGGCCGGAGGGCATCGCTCCACTGGACCAGTGAATGGCTTCCAATGTCCCACGGAAATCACCGCCGCGACCTCCGAGGTACATGCTGTTCTGCTGTGGCACCAGTTCATGCACTTCATCAAGCGTCTTCGACACCGCCAAATCGCCATTGATGAGCAGGCTGAGAATGCGCCCGTCAAACATTGCAGTCACGTTGAGCAACTCTCTGTGCCCTTCGTTGAACGCCGTCACGTCGTCCCGCTCAACGTCGGTGGCGAGGTAAGCGTCGTTGACCTCATCACTATGCGGGAACAGCACCCCGTCCCAGTATGCGAGCCGACCGTTGGCCTTCGTGACCGGCTTGGCCGTGGACAGTGAGAAAACTGCATCTCGTCCACTGGCTTGGTTGCGCAGACGAATCTCAAACGTTGCTGGAGCCGGACTGCTGGGACTGCCGACTGTGAGTCGCATAACGTTCTCTTGCTCAAAGATGGTGCCTCCTGAGTCAGGAATGAACCACGTCTCAAGGGTGAACGCCGACAGTGCATTCGGCAGAGACTTACGCTCTTCTTGCTGAAGACCATGAACAAAGTTCTGGTTCACCGGAACCAGAACGCTGTCGCTTACGCCGTTGAAGCGCAAGCCGAAACCGGGGTCTATGGTCAGCGTCATCGTTAAGCCCCCCGCACGAAGTCCGTGGCGACAAGCACCATGTGGAACGTGTAGTAGTTCTTGCCAGCATCATATCGCACATGAACCTTCTCTGGGATAATCCGAATGCCGCCATCGTTGCCCCGTGAAATGCTGCGGTCAATCGTGACCCACAGCGACTGCACGTTATCGACAAGGAAGCCCGTCAATGACTGGAGGTCGTCTCCGAAATCTCCCATCTTGTCTGCGAAGCGACTCAACAAGCCACCCTCTCTGCTCCCCTCGTCAGCCTTGTTGCCCCCAACGACGTCATCCAGAAGCAGACCTTGCATGGGAAGCGAGGCCGACCGCTCATTGGCAAGTGACCCTTTCTCTGATGCGGGGACATTCCCAAACGTCAGGAAGAAGTTTCGAGCAACTCCCGTCACACCAGAACTGGTGATGAGGCTGTCGTATGGAATCTGTACGCCTCGGAAAAGGTCGGAGTGGCGACCTGCGTTAGAAACGAGCCCTATCAGGTCCTGTACCTTGTCTCCCGCGGACTTCTTTGCGGCCGAGTCAAACTGTGTGGAGGACATGAACACTTCAGGCGAAAAGTCCTCTTCCAACGAGCGGTCCATGACCGGCGGGTGTTCAACCGGGGTGTTTGGCTGATAGCGCTGTTCTACCAGAACAAGCGAACCTTGTCGCGTAACCGTGAATACGTCAGTCAGTGTTTTGTCGTTGCCCGGTGCCAATTTGACGTTGCTGATGTTGGCTGACGTAACAGCCGCGTTGGTCAAAGCGTCTTGGACAATTTGTGCCATAATCACCGCCGGGTTAAGGCCAGTGGTATCTGCCAGACCACCAATTGGAACGTCTATCACTGCGTCGAAATGCGCGGCATCTCGGGCAGCAAAACTCGTGCCCCGACTCACGCCAGTCGCAGTGTGAAGAATACTTGGTTGGTCGGAGCCTCCTAAAATTGGCGAGGTTTTGTTCGCATTGAACTGCAGTCGTACACCAATGTTTCGACCAGACGGGAAATCAACGTCGGTGTTTGCCAGAGAGCCTTTTGGGTTACGTGCCGGGTCCTCCAACCAGTAGTTCGGGACAATTTTCAATTTTCGCTGATGAAGACGACTAACGATGTCGTTCTCACTTTGATTGATGGTAATTGAATCGCCTACCAGTACATTCTCCAAAATGGGTTCCGTGAGCACCACATCATAGGTCCGATTTGCAGCATTCAGAGAAATTGTGCTTAGGTAGCCGAGAAACTCTGAACGACTATTGAAGCACTTCGGACTGATGAAGACTTCGTCGTTGGCGGAGATTGCATTTGGCAAAGCGGAAGCGAACGTGATGGTTGTCGACGTCAACGTCGAAACAAGGCCAAGAAACGTCCCGTCAGATTTGACGATGCGGTCACCGATACTCAGAATCGCGGAAGCACCCAACTTATCTGGGTCAGTAGCGATACTCAGAACAGAGCCTTGGAGACTGAGGGTTGATGCGACCGTCAGCGCACCAGTTGCACTTGCGGAATGGCTGCCCGGAAATTTGAGTCTGGCAGAGAATTGACCGTGGTGATTGAACAGTTGATGAGACGGGTTGGTCGTCAAATTGCTTAGAGTTGCAGTAGAACCTTTTGCTCGACTCAACACTGCCGTCAATTTTGGATAGAGGACCTCTTCAGATACCAGCCTAAGGCTGCTCGTACCTGAGCGCATTGTGTATGGCCTGCGAGCGGGTCTAAAGGGAGAAAACGGCTCTGTCGGCAACATGCTGCCGAAGTTGAAGAGCATGCGTGACGGAAGGGTGCGCTGTACACCAGTGGGCGTGTCGATACCTGCGTCGTCGTCAAGAATGCCGTCAATCTCGACGGTGATGCGAGGGATGTTCGTGTCAGAAGCAAACCGCTTCAAGACGTTGTTGGGTGTCGGAAAAGCGCTGATGTTTCGGTCAACTCCGATGTCGATGCTCTGTGCGTTCAAATCCACTTGAATTTCGCCGTTTGTACCAGCGAGAAGTCGGATTGGAATGGCCATGGTTTCACCTCAGAGAATAATGTCGGCAGGCATGAAGACAAGCGAAAATTCGTAGGCCTTCATCTCGGCATCTCGGTTGACGCTGAAGCCAGCAACCAGCCCGCTGATGCCATTTTTCAGGTGGCCTTGAAAGCCCGGTGCAAAAGTACGAGAGGCGTGAATGTCGTTGACGCTGGACAACTTGCCAGAGGTGCCGCCCTCTGTCGTCAAGAAGAAATTGCGCTGAGCCACTTCCGCGTCAAGCGCGTTTTCGCCTTTGGTGATTGACGTGTTGTAGGGAATCTGAATACCACTGATGTAGTCACTCGGGCCTTGTGAAGCATATACCTGAGACTGGACAAAGTCCAGTCCGACATTGAGCGCTTGGGCCACATTGTTGAAGCCGTTGATGGTGCTGAAGTTGTTGCTGTTGGCCAAGACGCCGAGAACGTCTTGCACCTTGTCGCCTGCGCTCTTCACGCGCTTTCCACTGCGACCACCTGAGAAGCCCTCGGTGACGGGCATTTGGCCGACTCCCAGCGTCGTGTTGATGCTGTCCGACAGGCGACCCAGTGACGACGGGAAGACTTGCGTAATGGTCAGCCGAGAGTTGTGCTCGCTGTAGGATTGGCCAATGGACGTCGTGAACACCTTGTCCATGGTCTTGTCCCCTGCAGCGTTGACGGCTCGGCCTATGTTGAGATAAGAACTGGTCAGCGCCTTTGACAGCAGGTAAGTGATGTACTCGTCGGTACGTGTGATTCCTCCACCTGTGTCTCGTGCCGTAGAGCCATCTGCGTGCGTTGGGAACTCAGGTCCGACTGCTTTGTCCGGCAGCGCCTGTCTGTCGAAGGTGTCTGCATTCTTGATGGGAATGATGATGACGGGTTCGTTAGGGCTACCTATCAGTTCGGGCGAACGATAAGAAAGTGGTTCCATGATGAGGACGTCGTTCTGGACAACGGTGTAGCCGGGAACAATCGGCTCAATGGTAATTTGATTGGACGTAGTTGAAACTACCTTTGCTACGAAAAGACTCAACGTAGGGTTGATACGGACAGAACCGTTGCTCCCCTGAAAGGACACGTAGTATTCTCGGTTGGATTCGGCCACCTCGAACCATTCACGCGGGTCACCGCTAAGCGTGAGCGTGTTCCCGCTGACGGCTGTGACGCTGAGGCCGGTGCTCCTTCGACTGTTCAGAAAGCCGTGCTCTTCTCGCTTACTGGCCACCATGTCCTTGTCGAAGGCGATGCGTACATGGACGTTGTCGAAGTTGTAACGCATGTCGCGGTAAGGGTGGCTGGGAGTCAGCGGGACGTTGTACTTGCGAGACAGGTAACCTTCGACTTCCTCACGCTCGGTCTGAGTCAGCACTCGATTGTAGTAGAGCACCTCGTAGATACCGCCGTTGAAGTGGTCGCCAGCACCAGAGGTAGCGCCGATGAAAAGGTCTGTCCCGCTCGGCTGATACGTTGTACTGCTGGTCGTGGCTTCCAACTTGCCGTTCACGTAGAGTTTGACTTGGTCAGACTGTGCATCTGAGCCAGTGTCCTCCATGGTGTAGCCGACAAGGCTGAGCCCCGTCAACTTCACAGAAGACGTGCTGCTGGTCGCATTGATGCTCGAACCACCGTTGTACCAGTAGGCCTTCGCTCGCGTATCATCCATGTCGGCGACGACCCTGTAGCCGTTATTCGTGTCGACCACGGTGTTCTCGTTAGCCCCCACGTCAGGTTTGAACACCGTGAAGATGGTGAACTCCTCTGAGTTGAAGAACGCTGCATTGGACACCGTCATGCGGTCATCGCTGCCATCAAACTGGACAAAGGGTCGTGGACCCGCGTCTCTGAATACAGGCCTCTGAGAGCCGGTCGCTGTCGCATTTCGACCAGCACTGCTTTCGTTCCACGTGTCGACGACATCGCCGTCGCTGAGCGTAGTGAGCGCATCAGCCCTGAGCCAAACCTGAAGACCAGTCTGCACTGGGTTTTCCAACCGAATGGTGTTCTCGACCCAATAGGCCACTGGGAAGTCAATGTACTTCTCATTCCAGTATTGCAGAATGTAGTTGCCCAAGTCACGTACATTGACGGGCGGGTTGCCGATAGAGCCGCCCAGTCCACCACCAAAGTCACCAGTATGGCCTATGGTTCCGCCGATACCAGTTGTGCCGACGCCGCCAATGGAATTTGCCAAGTTGAATTGCGATGAAATCGGACTGGTGTTCACGCCGCCCGTTGCGCCGCCGAAAGGCTGACCCCACGTCACGAGTTGCTGAGGCTGATAAAAGTCAAGCGTAGCGATTGCTTGCGCAGTCTGCTCTTGTCCGAGGTCATCCGCAAAGATGCCTTGCACTTCAATGGACACTTGCGCTTGATTGAGGTCAATGCCCATCTTACGGGCGTCGAAGAAAGGAATGCCGAAGTTGCTCTGTTGTCGCTCGACAACAATGTCGACGCTGGTCGCATCGAGGGAGATGGTGCCGCCGTCCTCTTGTACGAGGCGAATGGGGAACCGCTCTCCCGCGTCAACCAACTTAGCCACTCCTGTTGAAGCCGCTCTGCGTTAGCGAGCCGCCCATCTTGGCACGCAATTCCTTGGTGACCATGGCACCAATTTCCTTGGCCAGTGCCTTCTTGTCGGTCTTGTCCGTGACCCCGCTAACGTCAATCTTCAGGTTGACCGTGACGTTGGTCGTCGATGATGCGGCTGCCGCAGCCCCGGCTGCAGCGCCAACGGGTGAAGCGCCAGCCGTTTGCTGAAGGGCAGGTGTGTTGCCCATTGTGCGAAGTGATTCGGTCAAGTCACGCGTCTCAGCCTTGGTCATGGCCATGGACTTGGTGAACCGGTCCATCTGCTGCTGCAGAGCCTGCATGTTGTCCTTGGCACCTTTGCTGTACTCTCGGAACTTCTCCATCGCTTCGACAGAGCGGGGGTCGATATTGCCATCCATATGCTTCACTCCAGTTCTGGGATAACGTCATACCCCAAGTAGACTGCTTCTTGCACAGCCTGCTCTTCGCCCTGCATGGCCTGTGCCCAGTAAAGCAACTGCTTGGCGTCTTCGATGCTCAGTGTTCTCACGTCCTGCAGAGTCATTCGGTAATGCGTCATCAGAAGGTACTCCATCCCTTCTCGTTGGTAGCGAAGTCGCTCGACCACACTGCGCCCGTGAACGAAGTGTTTGATGCGGCCGACTTCGCCTCCCGAAAAACCAGCCACTCCATCACTTGAGCGGGCTCAGGAAGCAGTGCGGCAAGCCTCTGCCCTACTTCTGGACTAAGACCTTCGATGTCAGGGTATTCGGCACACTGGTCTTTGGCGTCGTAAAACTCCAACCACTTGGTGAACGCGTGCCTCCAGTATGCTGAGAAGTCAAGTGAGCCTTGGGCCAGTAGCGGTGCAACAGCCTGTACGTCGAAGAAGGTCAACTTCTTCGTCAAAATGGTGTAGGCTTTTCCGTCGATTTCTAATTCACTCTTGTTCTGTGGCATACTCACTCACGCTCGCATCGGAAGCCGCCTCTGTCGAGGGGGCATCCTCCAGATGCAGGTGGGCGAACGGGTTGTCGCTGGCCCTCCCGGCTTCTGGGTCGAAGAGGTACTCTCCGCCCTCTTCTTCTTCGTCGGCCTCAAGGACCGCTGGAATGTAGGCAGCCGACGGGTGAAGGGAAATCCAGTGTCGCATTGGCATCTGGATTCCTCACAAGTGGTAGTCGGCGTCGGTGCTCATGACCTTGATGTTCTGAGGCTTCAGTTTCAAGGTGGTGAACAGTAGGCCCTTGTCGTCAGGTACTGGGACAGGGAGGGCAGTAATCAAGTAATCGTCGATGACGATGCGGAGGTTGGGTGATTCACCCGAGCCGCCGCTGGCTACTTGCTTGATGAAATTAAGCATGATAGTGCCACCAGTCGACCCCACGGTGCCACCCCTCTGAATGTGCGTGCGGATTTCGTGAATCAACGTCGCGTCTTCAAGTGCGAGCGTCACTTCCATCTCGAACTCCTCGCGGCCTTCGCGGATGACGGAGGGGTTCCGCGTGCCGCCGTATGGCACCTGCTTCAGGCTCAGCGACGTGGACGAATCGACAGACTCGGCGACAGGGTTGCTCTGGATGGTGTGGAACAGTTCAACACCCGTCTTGCCTCGCAACTCGAACCCGCTGATGTAGGTCATGTTCTGGTCGAACATCGAAATGGTGCCGTTATAGAACATGAACGGCTTCTCGCCGTTCTTTGGAATGCCGGCCACCTTGCGGTTCTTCTTGGTGTCCGCCGTGTTCTGGAACATGCGGTGCGCAGTGTAGCGGTCACCCTTGTTCGATGATTCGAGTCGACCGGTGTCCGTGTAGGTGGACAGCGCGTCGAAGACGCAGCGGTACTTGAGTTCAGCATCGACCGTGCTGCTCAGTTCCCACTCAACCACTTTGCAGCCGCGGAAGATGCGCGTCAATTGCTTGCTGTCGCCCGTGCTACCGGGAGCCGTCGTTGACTCACCAGTCGCGTTGAACGAACCGATGTCGCGTGTACGGACGCTGTGTTCCATGCAAAACGAGGGGATGGTGTCTGAGGAGAACAGGAGGCGGTGGACTGGATTGCGAATGTCCTTGGCATCGTCAGTGATGTTCGGACTGTTGTTGCCAAGGTCGTCTTCGTACTCACGCAGTTCGATGGTGTCGGATGTTGTGTGCGTGAATTGCCACGGGTCGTCGACGTAAAGTCGGAAGCGGCTGCTGCCAAGCGATTCAATGGCGGAGATGCGGCGGCACTCGCTGGTCTCAGCCCACTCGAAGTGAACGGCGTCGCTGGACAAGGAGGAACTGCTTGACTCGTTGGGCCAATACTGCGTGCTACCGGTTTCCGGGGTCTTGTACGTGGTCGTAGGGGCGAGTGTCGTGTCCTTGATGAGAACGTAGTCACCAACGGCAGCGTCTGTACTTGAACCAAAGCGAACGCTACCGCTCTGACTGCTGGTCACGTCGAGGTAAGTCTGGCCCGGCGAAATGTTGGCGTAAATGGTTGGCACCGGGCTTTCAGCATGCGCACGCGTGCCGCACTTGTCTTTGCTGACGACCTCGCGTCCAAGACTGTAGTAGAGCCACTTGGCGCTATGCACCGGCAGTTCGATGGCACCGCCGCTGTGATGCACCTTACCTGTCTGCTGAACAGCAGTCTGTCGACCGAGGCCGACGACGTGGTACGAGTGCAAGTCGACCGTTGTGTCGGGTAGCGTCATGAAACTGGCCAGACCGACGAACTGGTCGATAAGGCTGACTTCCTTGGAACTGGCCGCAGCCGTGTTCTGCACGTTGTTGCCGTCACCCTGCAACGTCGGCATGCCGAGAGAGTGGATGAACATCGCATCCCCTGTCGCGCTGTTCAGACCGCTGCCAATGTTCTGGAGCGCTGGTACGACCTTGATGACGGTCGCGTTCGACTCGAACGTGTGGTCTACGATGGTGAAGATGCGACTCTGGAATGCGCTGACGTAGTGTGAGCCATACGCACCAGTTCCAGTGCCGGTGTTGTGGAAGGTCAACTTCTGACCGATGAGCATACCGATAGGCACCTTGAGCACGGGCTTGGAGGGCTCGAAGATGCTGCTGGCGCTAACGGTCGTCGTGCCTGTGAACGTGATGGTCGTGAAGTCGGTGTTGTCGGTAGACGTCCATTCACGGGGCAGGCCATGCTCAATGTAGACGCCCGTTTCATGGCCCATCACGACTTCAGAGACGTCGCCCTTGAAGTGGCCGCCAAAACTCACGGAATCAACTCCGCAAGGATGACGACTTCGACTTGGAAGGTATGTCGGAACAATTTCTTCGTGCGGTCAGACAAGTCCGTGCGCGTCTTCAGAATCATCCTGTCGAAGTTGACCCCGTCTCCCTTGCGCGATACGTGAATGATGCGGCGCATCTCGTCTTCCATCTTACGCAAACGAGAGCGCCCACGAGCCGTGCGCATGTCCACCGTGATGTTGACGCGCGTCGTCACGAAGTTGTACAGGAGGTCAGGGACTTCTTCGTTGAGGGCTGTCTCATAGCACACGATGTAGTCGTGACGCTGTAGGTCCAGTCGCTTGCCGCGCTCAGGTCCCTCGCTGGCCACGTCAATGACGATGGGCTTCACGTTGTCCGTGTTGCCTCTGTTCCACCCTGTCTTGGTCACAGAGTTGTGGTCAGCCTTGAGCAGGTCGATGACCGTTTCCAGTGGCTCTTTCCAAGTCGCCGTCATGCGAAGACCACCACTTCCTTGTAGCGAGCGAGGATTTCCATGGCCTCCCTACGGAACAACTGTGCCTTGGAGCCGAGGTCAATGTTCTGACTCCCCTCGGGAATCAACACGCTTCGGTCGTCCGACATCAGCAATTCGCTCGCCACAAGTTTCGTGGCTGCCTCCTCAATCGCCTTCTCCAGATACCGCTCTCCGTAGATGTAGGACACCTTGATGGCGTTATACTCGAAGAAGGGGTACGAGTTGTTGAAGTAAATGATGCCCATCTGGTGGTCCAACCACCAGTCTCGCAAACGAGCGCTGTCTCCGCTGGCACTACCGCCCTGCAAATCAAGAAGCAGAGATTGCTGAGTGATAGTACCGCTGACTGCCGTGTGGTCACCAGCCACGTTGACGCACCCAGTGAACGATGTGCTCGTCTTTCCAATGTAGCGAAACACGATGGCTCCGTTAATAGCCACACCTGCATCCACGAACCCTGTCGTAGAGTCCACGTTGATAGTCCCCGAAGAAGCCGAGGACACGGTCGCTGAGTTCCCTTGAGTCTGGTCAATGGTGATGTCGCTGGAGTTGGTTACGATACTGCACTTCTCGCCTCCTTTGACGGCGCGCATGCTCGTGAGTTTCACCACGCCCGTACCGTAGTCACTGTTGGCTGATGCCAAGAACTCGTTGTGGACTGCCACGTTTGAGGTCGAGCCCTCAAGAGTGAACGCGGGTGAGAAGTCGACAGCGGCTTTGCTGACGCGGTCTTCTTTGTTGATGAGGTCAGCAAAGTTCTGAGCGACAGTGGTGGAATCAAAGTCGTCACGCCACTGAGTCGCACCGGTGCCTTGAGCGAGCGTGGCAACGCTGCCGTTGCCGGGTGAGATGAAGATGGATGAAGAGGCAAGGTTGCTCACGTCGTTGAACTCGATGCGGGCCTCTGCACCGCAAATCTCTCGGTAGTCGTCACCTTGCCAAAGTTCGATGCGCAGAATCTGCTGAACGTTTCGGAAGAGCAAGGGGGCTGTGCCCACGTAATCCGTGAAGTATCGGCGCCGGTAGGGCTTGTACGTGTCGAAGTTGATGTACTCTGCCGCAACGAGGTAGGGCCTCCACGCGTTGTGCGTGTAGTTGTCGATGCGGTCCTGAATGCGGCGAATGTGGTCTTCGACAATACTCTTCTTGACGCCGCGACTCTTACCGTTGGTGAAGATGGTCAGGTTCTGAATCTCCGTGTTGGCCGTCGTCGTGTAGTTGGAATGGGTGCTAACGGTGGTGGGCAACTTCACGTATTTCGTACCGCTGACGTCCTCGACTACAGGAGTCGTAATGGTGAACTCTGTACCCAGAGGGTCGAGGTCGCTGAAAACAAGAATGGTATCGCCGCTTTCAAAGCCGTGTTCACGAAAATCTGTACCTGCGATGTAGAAGCCTGTCGAGGCTGCGTTTGCAGCGCCGAGTACGGGCTCTCCCGCTGCGATGCCGAGTAGTTCGCCCACCTTGTTGCCTGTCGTGTAGACGACAGCCGAGGGTTCGAGTGGACGAGTTTCTGGCTCACCGGGGCTGAAGACGACAGGCATGTTTCCACCTCAGTGTTGCTTCACTCCCAAATTGAAGTCCATGGCTTTCCCGCATGTGCGGCAGGTGTCGACCCAACAGAAGTACAGCATCCCGCAATGCTTGCAGCGGGTGCCAGAGCCGATGTTGAGAACGTCCCCTGCTGAGCGGTTGCGGTTGCGCTGCTTCAAGGTGACGCCCTCAAGGGGCTTGTCTTCGTTGGTGCGAACAGAGGCGCCGTAGCCCTCATTGAGGCGAATGCCTCGCTTTTGCATGCGCTCGATGTCGTCGAGCCCAAGGCTGCTGAAGTCGTCCATGCCCCTCACCTATCCTCAGACAGAGGAGCAGACGAGGTAAAGGTTGCCCAAAATGAGGACCGGGTCAACGGCCACAACGGTTGAGCCCGTAAGGCTTGCAGCGGCCGTGGTCATCGCACTGCTCAGCGTCGTCGTGTTGCTGAAATCTTGCGGTGGGAAAGGACCAATCACCTTGATGTTTGGACTAACCGCCACTCAATCACCTCAGTTGCGGCGACCGATGGCCATGAACGTGCCACCAATGGTAGCCTGAGCCGCACCGGGGGTGTTGACGGTAATCGTCGTTCCACTAACGGTGGCAAACTCACCAAAGGTGAAGGGGGCAGCATCAGATTGGTCAGCCGCAGTTCCGGGTTCAAGAGTCTGAGGAGCCAAGGCACCGGTGGGGGTGACGACAGCCATGTCCACACTGACAAGAAGGTCGCCCAGTTCAATCGTAGTATCGGACGCAGCGTAGGAGCCGGTCACGACCATGCGGTCGCCAAAGTAGGATGGTCGGGGGTCAATCGTTACTGCCATTTTCATTCACTCTCCGTGGTAAGTTTTTCTGAAGCCTCTTCGACTTCAGGAATAGGTGCTGCTTCAGGCTCAGGAGCCGGGGCAGGGTTCAGGACGCTTTCGACCGCGACGAGCAACTTGCTCTTGGTGGTGTAACCACCAACGGTCTGACCGCGCTCAACGAGCCATGCGGTAATGTCCTTCTTGGTCCAGCCAGCGTCAGGAAGGCCGTCAGAGCCTTCGTCCACCGTCACACTCTCGTCGCCTTCAACAAGGAAGGCGGTCGGGTTGGTGCAGATGGCGGTGCGGTGCTTGTCCAAGTACGCTTGCGGAACCTCGACGGGTTCGCCGCGTGGCCAGAGTTCTCCGGTGCCGTCAGGCTTCTTCCGGTAGACCCGGCTGCCAATGTAGGTCACGGTGGGCACGAAGGCTCACCTCATCCAACAATCATCGTCAGAAGGACGAAGTCGTTCGCACCACCGACGGTGATGGTGGCCTCGCCAGTTTCGTGACTAATGACGGTCGCGGCTGCGTTGAGGGCTTCGTCGTTGTCGAGTTCGTTGAACGCGCTCACAACTGCGAAGATGCGGCTGAGAGTGCTGTCGTAAGCGTTGACTGCGAACTTGCTCGTGGTAGCAGTTGCTCGGTAGCGAACGCTGATGAGACGCGTGTGGGTGACTGGGACGTTCGTACCCTGAGCGTTGGTCGCCGTGAAGGGCGTCAACGAACCGGGGTAGCCGGACGTGCCTGCACTGTACGCATCGCCTTGGCCGCTCAGCCAAGCAGTGTTTTCTTCGCCACCGGCTGCTCCGGGGATTTTCTTCTGAGCGCCGCCCGTGTTGCCGCCCATCGGGACGTCAAGGTACGTCGTAATCGTGTCGACTGCGGTGTGTGCTGTAACGGTTGCCATGATTCATTCCTCCATGTGTTCTCTTCAGCACGCCCTCACTTGAGGTCGCGGATGCTCCCCTGTCCACCGAAGAAGGTGGTCCAGACTTCGCCCATGGTGCGGTACAGGCCTTCCTGACCGAGCCGGTTGATGGCGAAGGGGTCGCCCGTCTCAATGCCGGACTCGAAGTACTGAGTCGGCTTGGCGGTGCTGAAGTAAAGGTAGTCCGTGTCCAGCATGTAGATGCGGCTGATGCCGTCGCTGGCCATTTCCTTGGTGGGGATGATGGGGACACCGTTGTAGGTCGCCACGATGAATCCGGCTTCGATGCCGGGGACACCCTTGACGCCGTTGTAGGTGGGGACCACACGCTTCTCTTCCATGAAGCGCTGTTGCGCCTGCAGGAGTTGCTGGATGCGCATGAGGGTGTCGTACCCGGTCAACATGACCTTGGGGTTGCCACCGCGCTCCCAGACGAGGCGGAAAACTTCGTCGAGTTGGTCGAGACTGAGCGTCCGATTGGCGGACGAAGAGTCAGCGGAGTCCTCAGCGAAGGCCCACGTGTTGGCGCTACGGTCGATGGAGTAGATGTCCTCGTCGTTGGTGTCGTAGTGCGTACCGGAGGTCATCGAGTTG